TGTTGTTGCTCCGTAACTGACATGATAACCAGGAAAATAACATCTGGTCTGAAGATTTTCCAACATTCTTTGAATAGTAGGAATCCCACTGAATGGCATCATCGCTGCCACTGTCCTTCTCCGTGGTGATATCATGCTTAGATGAGAATTCATGTCGTCTTCATTTTCGAAGGGACTATTCCTCAGAGACTCTTCTTTGCTGCATGATAACCATGGTATCAGCTTCGAATACTGACTTATGATTTTTTCACCTCTCGACATTGTCATATGCATGTCGCTGAACCAAACTGTTAGCAATGCTTGCCTTAAGTCACCAGTTGTTGAGAACTCAGAGCGGCTTATAGAAGTCTTGACATGAGACAGTGCCATGCTCTTTGAGTGGGTGATGTTCTTGAACGTTCGAGATAATGCTTTTTTACGCATCATTTCGTAAACAGACTCATAGACATCACTAGACGCGAAGGCATCTCTTAAATACTTAATTCTGTCATCTTTGTTGTATTCATTTTTTGAAAAGTCTTCTTTGATCCTCCTCAAATAATCTAAAGAAAAAAGTAAAGAATGTTTCTTATGTGTTAATTCATCAGATTTCTCAGTCCTTGTGTCGTTTATCATCACGGATCTATGAGACAAGCTGTAATTTGCTATAGTGTAAGCTTTAGACACTGTCTGAAAAGAAAAGGACTCGGCTGACGATGGCTGAAGTGCTTTCCCAACTATTTTGATTATGCTTTCTTGCTTATTCCTAGACCTACGCAAATAAAAACTTTTCTCATTAATTTTCTCTCTCTCTTTAGAAATATCATATCCAAGGCTTTGTCGGAATCTCAAATATCTTTTGTCTGAACCAATTGTGACTGACCATCTAATTGTGGGTCTTCCCATCATTGACACATCATTAGACACTTTGCTAATGGCTGCTTCGCTATTATAGCAGTCTCTGGATTTCTTAATGCTTAGCCATAAAGCGAAGTCTAATCCGAACATGCCACATGAGAGTTCTGGCTCATAAAGGAAGAACCCAACACTCATGCTTTTGAGGTCCACAATCTCATTCACAAATCTCTTGAACAACGGGTTAATCGACATACCAAGTGTGTTGTAAAACTGATGAGCTTGAAGAGTTTGTGCCAAGACTATTGTTGACAGTGTAAACCCATTTTCTAATAGCTGCGATCTGAGATTGGCCATGAGATGCATTTTGTCTTCCAACCCTCTAATCACTCCTGGCATTAATGAAG